CATTCTTTCATATTATTTATTTAGTGATTATTTAATTATTAATTATATACTATTTATTTATATATTATTTACTTTCTTTTGTTAGATTTTATTGCTTTAAAGATATAGTAAACCCAAGAGAAATAGTCAAGAAAAAGACTAAATCCATTGGGTACTATTTACTTTCTTCCGTTGAGTTTCATCACTTTGAAAGATGTTAATTTTTATTTAAGTTAAATTAACTCTCGAACTTTCAGTACTTAAATACTGATGCCACCATTTCGATTTAGTCTGGTGCTTCCTTTCGCATTACCCTCAACTAACGTTGAATTTTGTAGGAAGTATAAAGGTTTTTAGCAAACGTGAATTACGACAAAAACAAAAAACCCTAACAAGAGGATGGAAGTCTTATTAGGGTTATGCCGATAATTAGTCAAAACCTAAATCAATAGGTTCCATCCAATTGATGAGCCAAATATACAACATCTTTTTAGATAAACAATACATTTTAATTAAAATAAATAAAAAAACCCTATAAAATTAATTATATGGTTCAAAAACAAGTCATAAATTCAATTCGCTTGGTTTTTATTTTTATAAAATCATTGGTATTATAATTGGAAGTGTGCCTTTGTTAAGCAAAACTCCGCATCCAATAGCGGGTTTCTTAAAGTTTTTTCCGTACGCCATAGCGTAGCTTTTATGGTCAACACCAGAACCAATTTGCATTCCAAATATACGAAAGTTTTTCCCAACTATGTACTCTATATAAAAATCACTGTGTAAATGCCCTTGTATTTGGCTTTGTAGCTCTTTTTTCATCTTAGTACGTGCTGTTCCACCTTCCCCGTGATTGATGTTTACGTTAAAAATATCTACATTCTCAACAAAATCCCAGTTAGGTACTTTTAAAACCTCGTTGTACTCTTTAACCCACCGCTTCGATACACCACCGCTAAAGGCTTTTCTATGCACTAACCTATCGTGGTTACCTATTATTACAGTTGCTACTGGAAAAGCCTTGTAATACGCTTGTATGTCGTTAATAGCTTTGTCTAATTCAGCTCCAGCACTCATCCCATCTGGGTCTGATTCGTGGTAACTTGAATAATGATTGTCTATTATGTCTCCAATAAAAATAACTTTACCACACTGATATTTTCTTTGTTGTTCTAAACAAAATTCTAAATATTTGGGCAAAGTAAAAGGGGCGTGCAAATCCCCTATTATTAAAATGTTATTTGGATTGCCTACCAAATAAGGTTCTAAATTACTTTTATTATTCCTTAAAAGACCTATTTTTTTTCTTAAGGTCTCTAAACTTAATTCGGTTTTATCTACTATTATTAATTTTGCTATTTCTGTATTGGTTAAATTCGTTCCAAAATGCTTAACTGCTTCTAATTTATAATAGTCAAAATTCATTTATTTGTTTGTTAGTTTATATGCGAACAATTTAATTATTGTACTTGGTTTAATAAATCTGCTTATAAACCTTAATACACGTCCTGCATTAGTTGTGGCTGGGCTATCTGAATATCTGTAAGCTGCTTCGTCTAAAATAGATTTGATAGGGTCGATTGATTCGATTGCTACTTCGGTAACTACTTCTTTTAACACTTCTTTAATTTTCATATTTATTTATTTAATTGTTTCATAAACGGTTTTTCCATTTACTTTTTTTGCTCTTAATATTTGTTTTCTGTTTTTGTCTTTTGAGAATGAAACGTGTATCCAACTATAATTATGCTCGTCGATTAACTGGTCAAATTCTAAATTCTTTTTAATATAATCAAAAACTTCCTTATTTGTTGGTTTCACATTATCAATATCCATAGCCTGACCGCTACAATGTTGAGACGTAATAGAGCCTTTTACCGCATTATTTAAGTTTAAACCTCTATACATACTACTCACATTAATTGGTGCTTTAAAATGCTCTCTAATAGGCTCAAAAACGTTCTCCGCTAATAATTTCATATTTGCAATTACTGAAAGATTAGGATTATTGTTTACTATTCCCAAACTGTCGGCCGTGTCCGAATGTGTCGCTTCTTCAAAACTTAAATGTTTACTTATCTGCATCATTTTTTTTCTTTAAAAGTTTATAAATATTTATTAATGTGTAAATTATTGAGATACCCATCAAAAAAAGTCTAAATCCTGCTTCTATGTTTGCAAATGAAAGAGCAAAAGCACCGCCATTCAATAGGTATAGTTTCATATCTCTTATTATATTATTATCATTCATTATTTTGATTTTAAAAGTTCAATTTCTGCTTTTAACTCTTGAATAGCCTTAATCATAATCGGCATTAAATTAGCATATCTCGCTTCTAATTGATCTGGATTATCATTAGATACTAAATCTAAATTTTCGCCTATTAAAGAATCGTTTTGTAATTCTAATAAATCTTGTGCTATAAATCCAGCGGACTTAATTCCAACTCTGCCACCGTCTCTTTGATTCCACGTAAAAGTAACTGGCTTTAATTTAGAAACAAAGTCCAAACCTTCGCTAATTTCTAAAATATCCGTTTTGTCTCTTTCGTCTGAAAGTGATGTGATTACTTGAACATTACATCGTAGAGAATTTACATTTGTATTCCCTAAATTTACCTGATTTGATGCAGAAGCTGCTGTATTAGCACCTAAACAAGTTATATTGAAAAATGAAGTGTTACCAGCTCCAGCTGCATAACCTATTGCAGTATTATCATTACCAGTTGTGTTTTCTAAAGCTGAATTTCCAATAGCAACATTAAAATTGCCGCTTACATTGTTAAATAAAGAATCTCCTCCGTAAGCAGTATTTCTTGAACCTGTTTGGTTGCTTAACATTGAGCTTTTACCAAAAGCTGAATTATATTCTCCAGTTGTATTAGCTGTTAAGGATGAGCTACCTATTACTGTATTTGATGTAACATTACCAGAACCTTTACCAATTTTAATTCCATTAAATGTAGCGTCTTTATCCGCACTTACCGCTCCTCTTAATATTGTAGTGGTTACATTTGTATTCCCTATAACAACTTGATTTGATGCAGAAGCTTGACTATTAGAACCTATTGCAGTTACATTAAAGAAGACAGTATTGTCATATAGTGCTGCATTTCCTAATGCTGTATTTTCATACCCACTTGTATTTTGTTGCAAACTCTGTGTACCAATAGCAGTGTTATTGTAGCCTGTTGTATTCGTTAATAATGCGGCTGCTCCTAAGGCTAAATTACCTGAAACATTACCATTTCCTTTTCCAACTGTTAAACCATTAATTATAGCATCGTTAACCGCTGTTAAAGTTCCTGTAATCGTTGGACTTGCTAAAGGTGCTTTAGTTGCTAAATCGTTATTTAAAGCGGTGTTATTTTGATTTGTTTTGTCGAACGCTGTTCTTAACGGGTCGCCCGTATTATCGTTTGCACTTGCTCCAATATTGATATTTTGAATCGTTGCCATATTATTTGTTTTTGTTTAAATAAATATTCATTTTTTTTATATTTTCGGGTTTGATATTATACTGTTTACTGTTTTCAGTTTTTACCGTTTTTTCTTTTTGCTCTTTCATAATTATAATACCCATCCGCTTGGGTTTGGTTTTTGGTCGGGAAACATATCCGAATTACTATTAGTCCAATATTCTGGAAACATTCCAGCAGCATTAATAGACATATAATCTACAAATCTTTTAGCGTAAAAATCCGCAAATGTTCGGTGTTTTTGAACTAAGATGTCTATTTCTTCTTTAGTTGGTGTTTCTGAATTTTCAGAACGGTGTTTAAATACTCCACCGTTTCTAATTTGGTAACTTGCAAAAGGCAAATAATCTACCATAGCGAAGTGAATTAACATCGGTTGGATATAATCTACCACTAAAGCTAAATAGTCGCCTGTAAGCGTTGTATTTGCTATTTTTAAGCCTATTGCATCGTACAACTTAGTACCCACGTAATTTTGTACGTGCATTTGTTGTGCAATCTTAATAAATTGGATAAACAAATCAATGTCAACGTTTCCATTTATAATTGTGTTTGCTTTTAAATCTGTCGGGGTAATAAAAAGAGTTGTAGCCATTATTTCATATCGTGCGGAGCAATGTACGCTTTAGGGTCGTTAATTGTTGGTATAAAACCAGCTTCTTTAATTGATTTTGTAGGACTTACTATTTCAGCATTTGGACTATAAACATCTACTTTTGTAGCCCTGTCTTTAGACGCATAAGTTTCACGCATCCAATAATGTTTGCACGTTCCATTCGGAAATTCCTCGCTTAAAAGTCCTCCACCCTTCCAAAGGAATATATCATAAGGCTCATCGGGGTTTGGACTCATACCAAAACCAGGATTAACAGTCATTTTACTCATTTTTTCAATGTCCTCTTTTCTATAAATCTTATTAGCACTCATCATTTGTTTGCAAAATTTACGCTCTGGAGACTGATTTCCACCGTATCTGTAACGAACTTTATAAACTGAACTATCTTCTCTACTATTAGCGTTTGGAATAGCTGTTCCAGTGCTTAAATGTACGCTTAATTGTGCGTCTAATTCGGTTTCTTGCTCATAATCAACCTGTCTTGAATCGATTAATTCGTACTTTTCAAGGTCTATTTCTTCGCCAAATTGTGATAAATCTACTGCACTTAAATTTTCAGTCGGTACTTCGGGTATAATTACACTTTTCAAGCCTATTAAAGCTCTTATTTCGTCTGCTGTCATACTTTCAAGTACTTTATTAGCTACTAAAGGACTTAGACTATTAATACCATCGATAATAGTGTTTGATTTGTCAGTAATTGTCAACTCATTTGAAGCATCTAAAGGCTGTAAATCTTTGAAAATTACTTTAATTGTATTTTCATTAAACGCTAATACTTTGTCGAAGTGTTTTATTAGTAGATTTTGAACTGGTTTAATAACTGTATTTTGCATTAAGATAGTAGCAGTTTGCAATTCGTCTGCATTATTTCCAAAACCTGAATTATCTTTAATTCCTAAAAGCATAGGCGAAATAATACGATGTCCTACCATAATTTTACGCATTGCTTCGTCTGCTAAAAATTGATATTGATTATGTGCATCCGATAATTGAATAGGTGTGATTGTTGACGCTGTATTTGCTCCATCACTAAAATTTAAAATAAACTTACCAGAGTTTGAAGTCCCGCTAAATTTGTTTTGAATATTTCTTTCGATTTCTCTTTGCTCTGTTTCTGTTGGTGTTCCGTTCAAAAAATTAATAAGCATTGAAGGAGCCATTCCATTAAGAATGTTGTTTAAATGAAAATTAGACACTTCCTCCTCGATTTCACAATATTGTAAACAACCCTGATAGCTAACTGGACTATAATAATAAAAGCCAGTCTTGTAAGGCTTAATATATAATATTTCTTCACTTTCTTTACTTGTTCCAAAAGAAGGAATTGCTAAGGGAGGTTTTTGTCTTGTAACTTTTGTCCAGTCTTCCGAATAATAATAAAATTCAATGTCCCCATCCTCGTTGCATTTTCCACTTCTTAAAGTCTCAACTGGAAAATGATTACATTCTAATATCCTTGTTCTGTCAATAGAGTAAACAACTTGTATAGCACAATTACCCATCGCTTCAAGGTCGTTACCTAAGCGTTCAACTGTATCATTATCGAATAATAATTGAACCTCCGCCCACTCATCTGGCTTAATAAGTTTTTCAGTTGAATCCAATCCTTGACCGAATATCATTTGACTAATTCCATTAACAATAGCGTTGTTAGTTGGTGATCCGTTTATCCTATCTTGCAAGTAGCCAAAATAATTATTGTCTTCACCGTAGTTAATCCAATCTTGATTTCTAACCTCAACTATTTTAGGGCTTGTATAAGTAGCTAAACTAACCACTCCAATACCACCGCTTTTATTTTCAATAGGTTTTAATATTTTTCTCTTTGGTCTCATATTGTTATGTAAGAATTATTATTAATTATAGGTAGTACATAGCTATTTTGATTAATAGTATAATAGGCTTGGCTTGTTGCAAATATTCTGTCTTTAAAAACAGTAATTCCGTTTAATAGAAACTCTGCATTATAAAATCCACCCTCATAAGTCTTATTTAAGAGTGTAAAAGTTAAATTTGACACATCATTACCATTTGTAATAGTTGATGCTGTAAAAGTACCTAAAAGAGTGTTCGTTTGCTCGTCTGTTAGTTTTAAAGTATAAACTCCAGTTACATTATAAGTAATT